CTAGATGTCAAATTTGATTTCGTTAGCATCCTTCCAAAGTCTCCAGAAGTGACTCTCATATTGTTTTACAACCTCGGGAACATTTTCCAGAATTGCAAAGGCATTGACTTCTGAAAACGTGTCAATTTTTGTGTGCTTCTGCCCCTTTTCGTCTTTGAATTCAACCGTTCTTTTATCACTCCAAGCAAACTGTGTAGGCGTATAGTTAGAGGTGCAGACGTTAATTTTGTCGTCATCGACAATTATGAATTTATCATGAACAAGCCTATTGAAACGTTGTTTAACCTTCATATAGTACTGAAAAATGCTTTCCACTATTGCAGCTCGTCTCTTGTCCGCCAAACCTGCAGATGTGGTTTGCTTCAAAACAAGAACCTCAAGCTTAGGATTAACTTCCTTGATTCTCTTAAGTGCTGATACGATTGTCTTGGCATCTGGGTCAAACGGCAAAGCGTCATGAAAATGCTGCGAGCATATCCATATCCTACTTTTAGCTTTTTCGAGCATTTCAATGATTTTTTGGCTAGCGTAGTGGTTACTTCCCACGCCATCAATTCTGTAATAAGGAGAGCTAAAGAAAGCCTTGGAAAAAACATCGCTTTGAATATCAATCATTATATTTTTGGCATTGAATTGAAAGTCGTCTAAGGGTCCTTTGCCTAAGTATTTTTCATAAGGTATTGCCCTTTGTAAAAGGTCGTTAAAGAACTGGTTGAAGCCTTTCTCATAAGTTTCTTCATTTTCAATAACTAGCAAATTCTCGCTGTGAGGAGGGTCACCTGTAGAAAAATTTCCTGATGAAATGATACACTTCTGCAGTTTCTCACCAAAATCAGCAAGAAAAGCTTTCACATGAAAGCTATAAGAAGGACCTCCTCCAGCGTAAAGCGCACCAAACCAGGAATACATGTGAGGAAAAATGTAAAGATGTATGTGCCCCTCAGAAAGAACCTTTGAATATATCTTCTCTGCCTCAATCATTTTTGAAGTCTTTCCCAGACTTTCGATTTTCACTTTTTTATTCGTATAGCCTCTAAGCGGAAGACTAACCACATTAACATCGGTTCCACTAGCAGCCATATTCTTGAAAAAAGAGTAAAGAGAGGGGTTATTGAAGAGGTAAAGGGCTGCGTTTATAGTTTTGGCACCTTTTAGTTCTGACTTTAGGTCTTGCAAAAGAAGGGGGCAGCTTCCATCAGCATGTTTTAAAGTTGTCTTGAATGGAAGCTCACAATAGACTCTAAAGGGCATGATTGTTTATTGGTGCGGGTTCAAATATAATTTCTTCTGCTGTTCACTTGCTTACCGTAGCCTGAAAATAGGTGCAGAGGTCTGACTGAAAGCATATTGTACATTTCGGATTTCTCGAGCAAATCAGCGCTGAGAAATCTATTATTCCCCAATTGAACTGCTTTGCCTTTCCTCTCGGGATTAGTCTTCTAAGTTTTTTCTCTATTTGTAGGTCTTTAGCTTCACTCCAACCAAAAAACCTTCCAACAACTCTTCTAACGTTCATGTCCACTATTGGAACATCCGTGTTAAAAGCAAAACACAGAACAGCATTAGCTACATATTCTCCTACTCCACTAAGTTTTATAAGGTTCTCTTTGTTTGAAGGAATTTCGCCCTTATGTAGATTTAATATTGTGGATGCTGTCTCCTTGAATTGCCTAGCCCTTTGTCTTTGAAACCCTAATCGCCTAATAATGCCTTCAATTTCTGAAACTTCTACTTGTGCGAGACTCTGAATGTTTGGAAATCTCTTTAAGAATAAGTCATAAACTTTCATAACATGCCCATAGGTAGTTTGCTGTAGTAATTTCTCAGCAACTAAGATTCGGTAGGGGTCCGTTTCGTGTCTCCAAGGAAAATCTCTTTTGTTAGAAGCGAACCAATGGAGAAGCCTTTTTGAAAACTCAGACTCTTTTCTAGACAGTTTCATTTAATCACTTTTCTATTTTTGGCTGTGATGGAATCAAGTTGTTAAAGGCTTCAGCAATGCATTTAGCCAAAAGTGGTGGAACAGCATTGCCTATTTGGATATACTGAGAGTTCAGTGGTCCAGAGAAGGTGAAGTCATCTGGAAAGGTCTGGATTCTTGCACACTCTCTAATAGAGAATCTTCTGTATTTGCTTATATCAGCGGTAAATTCCCACTTGTCTTTTCCAACCTTTCTCATAGGTGGGCAACTAGGGTGAAGAGGTGTATGCCTACCACTCGCTTGAATGGTGAAACTTACTTCATCCCACCCTCGGATTCTATTTCGGGACATATAACGAGAGGAGAACCCAGTATGGTCATAGTACTCGCCTTCTTTGGGTCCTGGAAGGTCTCCAATGGCTTCTCGCAAAGTCACATATGGTTTCAATGGAGGTTTCCCATGAGTCTTTTTTGGAAAAACAAATTCCATATTCAAATCCTTTCTAACACCAACAATAAACACTCTTTCCCTATCTTGAGGAACGCCATAATCTTTTGCATTTAGAAGTTGCCACATTGCATTGTAGCCACATGACCCAAACTCTTTGACCATAAGGTCTATGGCTCTTACAGTCTTGAAAGGAACTATGACTCCTTTCACATTTTCTGCTACAAAAAAGCTGGGTTTGACAGTTCTTAAAACTCTTGCAAATTCAAGGTATAGATAGTTTCTTTTATCGAATGCGTCTCTGTTTCCAGCAAGACTAAAGCCCTGACAAGGGTAGCCCCCGATCACGACATCTGAATGGGGAAAATCCTTCACTTTCCGTATGTCTTTTCTCAGTGGAGTTATTGGAAAATTCTTTGCGTACGTGTCGCAGGCTGACTTGCTAATGTCGTTAGTCCAGACTACCTTGTGCCCTGCTTGTTCGAATCCGAGATCCATGCCGCCGCAACCGGAGAAAAGTGAAAGGACGTCCATTTTTCAACACACCTCGATTGTTTTTCTTAAAGATATTTTTTTCGGCTCCGAATCTGTGTAGTATAAAGTAGTACGTTGCCTTAATAAATCTTCTCAAGTAGTAAGAAGTTTTAAAAGATATGGCAGCATACGTAGAAAGGGAAAAATGAAAATAAAAAAGACCATAACACTAGACAAAGATCTGCTTGAGTGGATAGAGCAGAAAATTGAAGAGAAAGAGTTTGCTTCGATAAGCCATGCTATTGAAAAAGCTCTCGTTAGGCTCAGGAAAGAAATGGAGTGAGAGGCTTCGTTCCTTTTTTGTATTTACCTCGTCAACTCTATCATTAGAAAATACACTGTCTTCCGTCGCTCTCTGGGAAAGTCAGTTTTCCACCCCGATTTTGGGGTCCCAACTACATTTTCAAATACCCACGGTGCATTGCCACTCTTTCGCGCCAAGGCAACTGCGCGGTTGTGTTCAGAGTGGCTTGCCTGTCCAATCCATTGCCGCCGTATTGCTACCTTGAACTTGTGCTTGTATTTGCCAAAGTATTCGTCGAATGAATAAACTGAAATATCATGTTCCGTGATATAGGGTGGAGCTTCTAAAAGTAGCTCTGCTGGGTGTTTTGAAGGACCTAGATTAGGGCTTCCTTTCAGCATCAAATATTCAAGGAGTTTCTTGAAGTCGGTCTCGTCGAAAAAATCTTCCCAAGGTCTATTCCGCCTCTCTAGACCGCCTTCGTGGAAGCGCCTCACTTCCGCGTCCAACCTTGCCAACCTTTTGGCAACATCGGGAAAACCTAGCTGCCTGAAGAGATCTTCGATGTTTGCCCTTTGAAGGCGGTTGTATGGGAAACTCCCACCAATCTGCTTTACTGAAACACCCACTCCATTCAAGTAGATGTCTGCTTTCTTGCTAGCGTCGGGGGTGCTGATAATTGCTATGTCGCGCTCGTCGTTGATAGGATAGTAACCAGTTGAACCTGATCGCGGTCCTCCAATGGATTTGACTACTCCTAAGTGAGGCAGTTCTATTTTGCCCAAGTTTCTGAATAAGAACTTAGCAACTTCAACTTCATTGCCAGGCATGATGCTTGGTTGAATCTTCATATGCTTATATGTATTCCGCACCATTAATCAAGCTGGTTGCTCCCAGAAAAGATAAGCCTTAGTCTGCATTAGAAAACCGCAGATTTTGATTAAATGTGCAAGCCTTTCAAGGCTGACTTTCATTATTTCTTTGGCGTAAACTTCCTTTTTTCCAAATAGCTGATGTGGGAAGAAGTATTTCATAAAGCGTGCGTGACAATGTTTAATGAATGCTTGTCTTACTTTTGCTAAGTCTTCATCGCTTAAGGTTTGGAGTTTGTTTAAAACGTATTTTTCGCTTCCCAAAAGCTGAATGTTGAACCCAAGCTCATGCAAGGTTTCCGCAATCTTCAGAGCTTCTTTAGGCGGAGGCTGCTCAACTATTTTCTGTAAACCTCCTCTCTCCGCAAACGGATTGTATTTTGCCATGACTGCTGGCATCTCCACATAAGGCGTGCCCACTAAGGGTAGTGTTTCCTTTACGAGTTTTGCGCCTAAACCTATGGTGCGGTATTTCGGATGAACAACAACTCGGCTGATAATGCTCAATTTCTCATTCAGCTCCTTCATTGACATCTTTGGCAAAACAAGCCTACGCCCGAAACATGTGGGTGGCGGATAGCAGTAGACTATGACTCCGCATAATTCGTCGCCACGTTTCAAGCAGAAGATTTTGCGAGGACCAACTATTTTGTGGCTTCTGTAATGGAAGCCCGCAAGCTTACGCCAATCCTCAGTTGAGCCTTTCTCTACGTGCATTTCCTTAACGAGGTTGCATTCCTTTGCAGGCTTATTCGGATAATAATTTATGGTTATTTCTTTTCCGAAGCGTTTGTGAATGTGGATGCTCGGATTTAGATCCTCAAACAAGTCTGTGTGAGTTGTCGCTGCAAGAACCGCTTTGCCTTGTTGACGTGCAAGCTTCTGAAGATTATAAGCTACGATTTTAGCCGTGTCCCTGTCAAGCGTAGCCATAGCTTCATCCATTATCCAAAATTCAGCTTTACTCTCCATCATTTTCGCAATTTTGTAACGGTATTTCTGTCCATCACTCAGCTGCTCATAACTACGTAAGAAAAGGAAAGCATCGTTTAAGCCTACCTTGCTGAGAAGCTCCAAGCCTTCTTCGAGGGTTTTGCCGACTGTTTCGATCAGAGGCTTGCCAGGTTCAGGCTGGATGTCGGTAATGTTAATGCAGCTTACGCCCATGTCCCCTTTGATATCCTTCTCCAAAGCCTTAAGCAGCACACTTTTGCCTGAGCCGGAATCGCCCGTGATATATGCAATATCAATACGTCCTATTTTCAGCTCAACATTATCGTAAACTATGAACCTGTCCCACTGATCCATGCCAAGTCCGAAGCCTTCAGCAACGCTCACAACTCTGCTTGTCGGTTTCGGCGGAGCCGTCTTGTAGCCTAAGTTAATTATGAATCTGTCTGTTTTGCGGTCGTATCGTCTCCTATATTGTTGTATCTGGAAATATTCACGTTTTCTCATGTGCATGCTCTCCGCTGACAGCGAATTTACAATGCACAAAACTTATCGGGTTACGCCTGTTGCTTGGTGCTTCTTGAGCTTCTTGCGGAGTTCTTCCAGCTTAGCTTTTCCTCTACGCTTGGCGTCCAATTAATACACCTGAAACCGTTCCAACAAGCCCTGAAATCACTGCAAAGACCTCGTGACTCCATTGACCCAGAAAAGCCATGTAAGCGATTTCAAGCCCAGTTAAGCATAAGGTCATGGCTATTGCGAATTTCACCATTAAAACAAGTTTTTCGTTCGGTTCAATGACTATTATTTGCTGTTTGCCCTTGGGCCCTTTGCGAGCTATCTTTTTTGTTAAAGCCCTTCTAATCCAGCTTGTCATGGTTATTTGCCCTCATCTGGAAAATTCTTCTACGTCTTCTCCGTGTTCCCATGCCGGTTAGAACGTTTTGGAGAATTAATGTTGCCTCTTCACCTGTTACAAAAGCCTTGTGAAGGATCCGAATTTCTTTGAACCATGGAAACGGTATGGCTGTATAATCAACATCATGCAATTCAGGGTTGTAGGAAAAATCGTTTTGGCAGAGAATTGCATGTTTTGGCTGTCCAGCGTAGCCCACGTATATGCCTACGCTTTTAACGGGAACCGGAATTCCTGCGGTGGTGAAGCTGGATCCGATGCTTGCGTCGTTCCAGAATATGCACACAAGGTCTCCTGGTTCAAGCTTTTCTTTCTTCTTCAAATTCTTATTCATGAGTCTTCATCCAACTTTAAACGGCTTTTAAGAACCTGTGAGCTGAATGACTAAGCCGCCTCCGATGTCAAAGAATATCTTTGTTACTTTGGTCACGCCTGCATACACGGATTCCATTCCAATGCCTGCGTCAGAGACGGTAAAACTGGCTTGTAACTGGAATCCCTCAATGCCGATGGCGGAATCACTTACAGGTATTTGGATCTGAAGTGATAGAGTTTCGGAGCCAGACCCAGAATCAGATACTGTTATGTAAGTATAACCATAGTCTATGGAAATAATATCTGTTCCAATTCCTGAATCAGCGATTGTGAAGGTAATTGAAAGTGTTATTGATTCAACTTCTGCTCCCGAATCGCTTAATTCTAAACTTCCTTGCATATCAACAGATTCGGAGCCTGCTCCAGATTCGGCGACTGATAAACCCGCCTGCATAGCGGAAGCATCAGTTCCCGCCCCAGAATCACTTAATGGCAGACTTGCCTGCATATCTGGAACATCCGAACCGCCACCTGACTCCGCTATTGGTAATGTAGCCGTAAGGTCATAAAGACTATCAGCTCCAGAACCACTATCCGAAACATTAATGTAAGTTGGAGCTGCGCCAGTGCTGAACCATAAAGCCACGACTTGCCGAGCATCAATCTTCGCTGTGCCTGTTCCCGTGTTGTTTGAAAATCTACCCTGAACCGTTTGGGAACCTGCTGCTAACTGTTCTGCATAAGTTGTGGCAACACTATTTGCATAATTATTATAACATGCACTTCCACGAGAATTTGCTCTATCATTAGTGTTGATTTTTATGCCGTAGCATTCACCAAAATTATTTGAGCTTGTGCCACTTCTTTTCGTTCCCATAGCAACAACTAATAATTCACGAGCATCCGTTGTGGTTCTGCTTATCGTTGCCTGCCCGTCATCTACTAAGGCGTTTGACGTTGTGCTGACTTGTGTCGTTGAAGTTATAATATCAAGCAGTGTTGAGTCAGCCAGAAGCAAAACAGCCAACTGGCGCTTATGGATACTCACAGTTGCCGCTGTACCTGCATTAGCGAATCTTCCTTTAACGGTTGTGGAAACCGCTGTAAGGCTGAGGGCGTGGCAGGTGAAAATGCTATCTATATAATTTGAACCACTTTTTTCTGCTTGACCATAATCCGTTCCTCCGACATTTATTGCAACTTTCTTCCCGTATTCATTCTCTGTAGCTCCACTGTTTGCAGCGTTATACAAAAGTAAGGCTTTGCAAGCGCCTGAAGGTGTAAAAGTCACCTGAGCATTCGGGTCATCAATCATTGTCGTATCAGGAGCGGTTGCGGTTGTAGCATCATCAATGTATTGAAATTCGTCTCCGTCAAAGATGTAGATGAGCAAAACTCTGTTACTGATTGTAGCAGTTCCAGTTGCTATTTTTGCGAATCTTCCCTTAACTGTATGTGAACCACTTGCCAGAGTGCCAACCCAAAAGACGCAATTCCTTGTAGGATAAGTACTACCATAAGGAGAATCCCAACTCTTGGCTTTATCCACAGCATCAATACTGATAGCATTCTGCATTCCGTTAGCAGGCATTGCAACCCCGTAAACGTTGTTGGCTTGATAAATCACCAAGACAACTTGAGAAGCGGTTAAATTAAAGGTTTGTTGAGCGTGTGGATCATCAACCAAACTGGCGGACGTAGTAGTATCTGCCGTTTGATCAGTAATTACATATTTGTCCTTGTATGTTAGCAGAGTCATCTACACCCACCAGATATGGAACTTTCTTAAGATAGCGTTATGGTCAATGTCGCTACCCATGTCGTGCCAGACGCTTTCGTACCCATAGCTTGCACTTTCCTGTTTAGGCAGGTCCCTGAAGCGACGCCGTTCCTCAAGACGATTTCATTCCACGTATAGTTTGCATCTGCAGAACCGAAAGTTGACCGTGCCACTAACTGCTGATTGACGCACGGATTGGTCGGATAAGTCGCGTCCATGGCTTTGTACGTTTTGTTTGTCGCCGCTTGCAAGTCTGTCTGAGTCGGATCAGCAGCAGTATTTGAATCTCCCACTCCGAGTGCTGCAGCAGCGTTGGTCCACGCTTGACCTGAACCACCGATGCCGAGAGTCAGCAGCAAGTTAATGCCAGAGTTTAGCAAGCAGTTATCATCAAACTCCAGAGTCTCGAATAGTTCAGCAGCAGCTTTTATTGCCTCTTCGCGGCTTTTGAAGTCACCTTTGAATTTCTCTATTTTCCAATGGGTTTTAAAATGCATCTGTTCTTTCACGGGAATCATTGCTCCAACGTGCACAGTGTCTTTTCCAAATACTTTTTCCATCCTTTAATCGCACTCCTTCAAAATTCGGTTTCTCGCATAATCGGCAAACCGACTATGATCGAGCCACTTCTTTTAATGTGCCATCAGCATTCCATGAAAAAGTGAGAGTGAAAAGTAAGTTACCATCAGGATCATACACCTTAATCGTAGAAACCGTTCCATCCGCATTCCATGTAAAGGCGAATTTAGCGATTTTTTTCCCTATGGGCGCGCTCGTCAACTGACTTAGAATGGCATCGTGGATTGATTCGCCAGCCCATCGACTCACGCTAAAACACCTCTACCAACTTTTGTCCGTGCAAGCTTCTCAATGGTTATGGACATTGTGCGCATGCCGTACAGGTAGTCGGCGAGCAGTGGCGGAAGTTTGCCAAGCTCCAAAGTTATTTCAAGCGTCTGAGTTTTTGCGTCTACGCGATACTCAACGGTTTCGATGCGGAAGTCAGAATCCACATTCTCGTTTGGCAATGGGACATGAATCTTATCTGCGGCGAGGGGGGGTGTGGTGCCATAGTCTATAACCGTGCTGGTTAAGGTGAGAGATTCTGCTGAATCTTTCAAGTAAGCAAGCAAAGCCTTAGCTCTCAGGTCACATTCGTTATCGCTTACAAGCTCCTCATCAGTCTCCGTGAGTTCACGTAAGCCATAGGCATTTTGGCTTCCAGTATCTTCAGATGTTCCAGTATAAGAACAGTTTAGAAAACCGAAGTCGCCATCCCAAAAAATGTATGAAGTAGCACCGACACAATTCATTATAAGTTGAAGACCGCTTATTTGACTCCATTGAGGATTTCCAACCTTTGTCCAGATTCCGTTAGGGTTATGATTTGCATCATACATTTGGTTGGGTCCCAAAGCCAATGAGATGAAACCCCACCGTAGAATACATTGACCTTCAAGAATGGATTTAATGTCTGCTTGAAAATAGTTTGCACTGTCAGGAGCCCACAATCTAACATAACCATAGCCTCCTCCCAAATTCCCCGGCATCCAAGCCCACACAACAAAAGCTTGAGGCTTACATAGAACGTTGAATGTACGGTAAATGTTTGCTTCTCCACCTCCACCCGGAGTCCAAACACGAAGGCAATGGCTTCCCTCTCTTTGCCTTTCAGATTCCAATTCAAGAGTTCCCGAAACTACTGTCCAACCTAACAGTGATTCGCTCCAAGAATCCAAGTCTGCTGGAAAATTTTTTCCTTGACAGCCATAAACTCTGATTCTGTTTCTTATTCGCAGAATGTCTTTACGGTATTCGCTGTCCTCGATTTTTTCTGAAAGGCTTACAGGTGATGTCTTGCTGTTCTTTGGGAAAAACTCAAACTTGCCATCAGGAGCCACACGAAAATCAAAGCCAATAACACCGTTTTTATCAGATGACTCTGCAATGTATTTTATTATGTCCCAGACAGGTGTGTTTTCATATTCCAAGTGCGTGTAAGTGGTATCCGTGTCTTCCACAAGTTCTGTTGAATCTCGGACATGGCTTAAGCCAACATAGTAATCAAGCAGGTCCTTAACAATTTCTTCGCCCTTTTTGTTGTCATAAGTTTTGGTTACGACTCTGCGGAAAAGCCGTTCTCCCCAGCATCGTCCGCTAACACGAAGATAATGTTCCGTTGATGTAGGAGATTCACATTGAACCTTTTCAACACGACAAGTTATAATCTGCGGAACATTCGTGCCTCTTCCGATGCTTATGCTTCCATCCATACCCACGTTAATAGGTGAAGTCCCGCCCGGGCTATACTTTTTGTTCCAGTTCTGAAGCAAACACTCAAAACTGCTAACCTCTTTTGTGCAGCCCAAATGAACGGTAAGATCGACAACGTCGCCTTGAGGTGGAGTAACACTGCCAAAAACAATGGCACATTTTGGAATGTTAACGCTCATTCTTACTCAACACCTCTGCGATACATGGCTTGCTCGCCGGCTCTGGTTATGCCCGCCATTTTCGTAGGAGTCTCCGAGGCAGCCGCATTATATCCTTTGACGCTTGCGGTTGCGGAGTTCATTTGAGAAGCAAAGATGGCTACGGCAGCCGCAGCAGCAATGATTACGCCTATTCCAACGCCGGTCAAAGCCAGAAAAGTCGCGTGAGATATGTTTAAGGCGTTTTCAGCCATCGTTGCAATGTTGCAAGCACCGGCATAAATGCCATGAGCAACTGAATGAGAAGTCTCGGCTGCAGCAGCCCCTGTTTCCGTGGTAGTTTCAACGGCTAGAGCAGCAGTATGCCCAGTTGTCATAAGCGTGAGGAAGCTGTACATACGAGCTGCAGTGGAAACAATCATTATAACAGCCATCAGTCCACGCACGTATTTCGCCGTCTCTCTATCAAGTATGCCGAAGTCAGTCGCTACCGTCGTTAGCTCCATACCCATCATACTAAAGGTGCGTATGCCACCCGCAACAGTGCGCAAGCTTACCATAGTCGCTTCAGCATGAGCGCTCATGTCATCGAAACTAAGCGCTGAATTTTCAACTTGCCCTCTCATATCTACTGCAGCAACGCCGACTTCACCAAAAGAAGCAGTGCTCTCAACAGAAGCAGCAGAGACATTACTACTCATACCTACAGCTGCAACACCAACACCAGAGAGACTCTCTTCAATAGGCACAGTATCAAGCGGCGGCAAAGGTGGAACTTCAATAGGCGCAAAGGCAATCGTTATTGGTGAACCTTCAACTTCAGCCTTAACCCTTGCAGCATCTTCAGCAACCCGGTTGATCTCTGGGCTTGCCAAATTTTCTGTATGAATAGTTACGGCCTGAGCGCCAACCTCTGAAGCCATACGCGCAGCATCACTTGCGACAGCTTCAAACTCGGGCGTAGCCTCATTTACCGCACGAATCGTAACCGCTATCTCGCCCATTGTACTCATTCTGCACATGCCTCCTCTGCAGCACGCTCCAAAGCCGCAGACACAATAAACATAAAGTTACTCGCATTCTCCGCCAAAGCCCGCGTCAAGAAATAACGTGGGCTAATATACCGTGTGCCCAACTCCTGAAACAAAGCGTAAGGCACCATACACGCGACTTTGACAACCCACTTGTAAATGATCTGAGCGTAAATCCCCGCTATCAAGCGACCAGTCCTTACCGGCGCCAACTCCTGAGCACGACGCACAACCTGCTTAGCTGTCTGATTCAAAGCGTCTTGGACACAGTTCTGCATGGCTTCATCTAACGTACGCATTTTAGCAGCAAAATCTTCAACGCCACTTAGCTCAACACGAAACTGGATACTCAACGCTTCGACTCTCTCTTAGCCCTCTCAATTTCTTCCTCTGTTTCTCGATCAATCTCACCAAGGATGACAAGAAATTGCTCAATCTTCTTCGCTGGCTGTTTGTCGAGCTGCTGAACTGTCCATCCGAACTCTTTGCATAAGCGAAACTCTGTTAAGGCTGGATGCGGACTCTTCCGCCTCATCGCCCTCAAGAGTTTTTTATTTCTTCAGGCGACAGCCCGTTAAGACGGTTGACTGTTTTGGTAAATAACGCAGTTAGCCTTATGGGAACGCCCGTTTCAGCGTCTTCAGTCAAAAGCTTTTCAAGAGTAATCGGCTTATTCTCAGGCTGCTCCTTTAAACTTGCCCAAGTAATCTCTGCATCGATTGCGCCGACATCTGAATCTATGACGGCGCCAGTTTGCGGATGATATTTCGTGTACTTTTTGATTATGCGAAGCCTTTTAATTCGAGTTATTTCTCGAAAGATGTACCTGCCAGCGTATTCTTTACCGAATCGCTCGTCAACTTCAACACTTTCTGTTTCCATGCTATTCACCTTTGACTTAAGTTATGGCTACGGTTTGAGCGAGAAACTTCAGCTTAATACTTGCGAGATCCTTAATTTTCGCTGTAGGATTGAACTCTTCCCATTTACAATACGTGAACAAAGCCTGCTTTCCACCACCCAAGTTGAAGTTAAGGCTAAATTGAGAATCAGCCAAGAGATCAGTTAATGCCCAATCACTCTCAAACTCGAGCGTAAGCTCTCCACTCAGTTTTCGGTTGCGTTCACGAAGGTATTTGAGAAGTAGCGCTGTTCCCCCACTTTGGATCACTGGAACTTCTTTAAGGTTGTTTTGAATCTCAAACTTCCAGTCCGTGACATCAGTAAGATCAGTTAAGCTTCCGCCTCCAGCAGCTCCTTTCTGCACTTTAGCATTGTAAAATGGAATCCCTCCAGGATAATCGCCATAGCTTGCGCCAGTAGGTAGCGATGTTGACCTCGAAACATTTTGCCCAATCAGCTCAACATCTGCCTTAATAATGTCATCGACTTTGCAGTTGACAGTTAGCTTGTCGATTTTGCAGCCAGTATGCATAAAGGCGATGACGTTTGTTGGGCTCGTAAATAAGCCCTTGTAGTAAGCCACCAGAACACTTAGGCTGTTCAATGTCTGCACGTGCTGGATGAAACCGATGGGAGCAAGAGGACTCAATATGTGCGGAATCTTTAAGTCGACTTTTCTCATGCCAGCGACCAAGCTTTGAAGGTCTCTGCTGCCCACGCCTATAACCTCAATAAGCGATGGGACTATCTTCGGCTCCGGACCCTCGTTGTTAATCCCTAACATGATAGGATTCGTTGGTGTCTGTCCATACACTGTTTCTTGCACGAAATAGACGCGGCACTCATGTGCGCCGTATGTTTCTACACTCATGTTTTTTCACCTTTTAGAATACTCCTCCAATGTCCTCGAAGGACCATGATTTCAGGATAAACTCCGTCCTGAAGATGAAAGACTTAACATCAACCCTGTCAACATCACGATAACTCTCAATATTCAAGTATGTGATACCATTAACTTGGACAGTGCAACTCACATAATCGCAGTTGATCACAGCTGCTGTTGTTCCGTTACTCGGGTTTGTTGTCCGAACGAGAAGCCAAACATACCCGTTAGAGTCGACGTAATTCGTAACGTTCAAAGTCAACGTTATAGTCACGTATTCATTAGCGCTTCCAGATCCACTCGCAGCGTTTTGCCAAGCGCCAGAGACAGCGTTCCAAACCTTAATCGTACTGCCATTCCCACTTGGAGCTGTCCCATAACCGAGAAAGGCCAAAATGATCTGTTGAACCATCGCTCCTGACATATCAAGCTTGAAACGGAAAAGCATCATCGCATACTGAAGGTTCACTGACGTGCTTTTACTGTAGTCTATGCTGTCCGGATGCCAAATCTTCTGATAATCCAAGTTCGACAGCTCAGCCCAACCTGCATCGCTTGGTACAAGCTCGCTCGTTGCGGCACCTGAAAACGCTTTATGCGGATCTCCTGAAGGATAGCCTTCTCCAGAGAAATCGTAAAACGCTTGATTCGGAGTCTTCATGTTTTGCCTAACAACACGGTTAACTTCTTCAACGATCTTCTGCCGCATTGTTCTGCCCGGGTCAGATGTCTGAGGTCTATCAGTAGCCCAAATATTAACACGAAGTCTCCCTATACGTCTCCGTATTCTACCAGAGACCTCAAGCATCTCATCCTGACTCTGAGCTAAACCCACGCTTATCTGCGCATCATAATTCTTGAAAAGCTCACGGTCATACCACTCTTTGCTTACGTAAACAGTTGCGACTGAATTGTCGTTTTTAATCACTTGGATTTTCTTGCCTAGAAGCCTGATTACTGTTGTTACAGGGTCCTCGTACGCGCTCATTGGCTAATCAGCTTCCTGCAGATGCTCTTGTAAAAAATAGGGTCGCCGTTCAAGTCAGAAACCGACACTGTAATAACTTCATAGTCGATGCCTGCACGCCTTATCTTGTCATGCACACGCACTGGCAAAAAGCTGTAAACTGTAATATGGTCCTCAGTGATGTAGCCAGGCTCAAGGACAATCTCGCCCGCTGCGCCCAAAGTCACTGCCCCCAATAGATTAAGCGGAGATCCCCAGGTCACTTGGTCAGCCGCTTGCTGAATAGGGTACAGAAGCAGACTTTCACCGTTGACGCTTAGAATATGCGTTATATCTGTTGAAGGGTCCTGATAAGCAAGGAATAGCTGCGCAAGCCAAGTTACATTCGTCATAGCCTTCTGCAGCGTTATCGGCGAATAATCCGTAAACTGCGGTCCCCAATACATCCACTGCGTTTGATATTGGTTGATTACTTGCATGCTTAATGCGTAAGCTGGCCTGTCATGAGCTGCTCGAATCTTCGACAATATTCCGCTTGTGACTGCATCGTAATAGGCACAGGCTGGAAAACGAGTCACGACGTCAAGGTATCCTGGCCAACAAATCGCTGGGTTATAAGCTGGGTACTGAGCTGAAGCCCGAATCGTCTCAATGAAATTGTACACTCTTTGACAAGACATGCTCCAACCCTCATAAGTGTAAAGCCCTAGTAACGCGAAGCTGATAGGATCATCATAAACCTGAGTTTCACCCAAGCCGACACGATGCCAATTCCCATCGCCCATGGGCTTGGGGTCAAAGTATAAGAAAAGATTCTCAAGCCCGTTGCGCAAGAACTTTGCAGCATCGCTCATCGTGATACCATAGCTCAATGCATTAGGCACATCATAAGTAGAACCAAGCATATCTAAACCGATTAAACAGTAAAGGCATTCAACATCCATCAGTCGACTCCAATTATCGTTAATGTCAACGTACCTCGCAAAACCTCCGTAATACTTATCATGAATGCCCAGAATGCTTGGTAGAATCTGCATATTATACAGGAAAGTATGATCAGCAAGGACCGCAGCCGTAAGATAGCTGCTTGTGCCAGCTAGACTATAGGCTTCAAGGAGTGCAGGGATACATCTTCCAGCGTCGATGCTGTAATACTGTGTGCTGCCGATAGCGCTCGCAAACCCACCGTAAGCTTTCTTCGTGTTATCTGTGCACTGCTGACTAACAATAAAGTCTGCAAGGCTTCTAATCTTCGCCAAGATATCAGCTTGATTTGCGCTAAACTGTGCTGCGGTATAAGCCTGACACAGAAAGTCGATTGCGAAGGCTGCTGGAAAGACTCCTTTTCCATAAGCAGGGTCTGGACCTTCAACCACGCCACCGTTAGCCACGTGATACGTGTAAGCGAGATTGTTCTGCATAGTCACGACGTTACTGTTAACGCTAGCTACAATGTTCCATTCGCTATTACTTTTATCGTAGATCTGCACTGGATATCCGCTTTGAAACTTGCTGCCATCCGCAACAGTTACATTTTTCTGGCCTGAAGGGGCATCCGCTGTTATGGCTGTGGGTATAACGTAGAAGTACGGGGCGTAATGCATTATGAAATCGTAATAGCTTTGTGGAACGTTCACTTTTCCATCAGCTCATTTATCAACTTTTTAATCTCGCAATGAGTGCAAACGGAATAATCGGTAACAAAACACTTCTCACAGACAAGCTTGCTAAGCCGCTTCAGTTTACCAATCATTGGTAAAATCTCCCGTCCTCAAAAAGCTAGGTTCGTGGGTTCAAATCCCACCCCCAGCACTATTTTCTAGGTTGGCGTGACTACTTCAACATCGTAGCCATTGTTGATAAGCTGCTGCATCTCAGCGCTTGTTAAAACTTGCTTGACGCCATTCACTTTTGCAACGATATAGTTGCCCTTGCCTAAGACTTTGCTCATCTTTTTTCACTTTCCATTCTTTTGAAGCAGGAGCCCATAAACGGGCAATGGTAAACACCGACTCTATCTGTCAGAATTGCGTGAGCACAATAGGCTCCCCAAAAACATTCGTTTTTGACTATACTACGAGCACTCATGGATTGATAAGACCCCCGCGATATGTTGGGACTTCGTCTTTGGCTGAAGCTTCAGCGGCAACTACAGGCGTGGCAAAATTCATTAGCATTCTAACAAGATCATCCTTAAAGCCTTGAGCTGCATTCTGAAATGCTACTCTGCCGATTGTAGCTTTGGTAATGAAAAGATCGCCTAAACGATAATCAAAGGCGCCTAGAAGCATCCCGCCGCTAGCAGCCACCAAGACACGAAGACAGGCCAGGTTTATGGCTGACATCTTCGCCCAATTGTACCGTGGATCAGTCACAAGCAAATCCTGGCCTACAATACTGTTCACGTATAAGTTGGCATAATCAACATGAGCCTGAAAAGATGCCTGGGCTACGGGCAAACCAAACACTGTGTAGCTCAAGCTTGAAGAGTCAAAACTAGCGTTAAGATGAGACTGAATATCACTAGTTGTAACATATTGTACTGTCATACCGTTTTACCTCTAAAAACTGAAAAGTTCCTAAAAAAGGGGAATGTCTATAATTACCTAGTCATGCTATTACTACGTTGCCGGTTTTGGTATCGCTGTTGGTATGCCGGATACTTCAGTGACGGCTGCTGCTTGACTTGCTGTTACGCCCAAACTTGTCATAGAGACTATCGCATTAATTCCTGTGGTTGTCGTCTGAACTATACTTGTTTGAGCGCTTTTTGTGACGTACATACCTATTAGCTCAGCGATTACAAAAGCCAGCGTTCCTATCCCACCGAATACCAAACCCATCGTAATCAGGAAGGATGGGTCGAATGCGACGACTGTAGTTACAGTTGTAGACGTCACATTTCCGTCAGCAAACACAGGTTTCGCCAAGAACAGAGCTACTGCTGTAATTAACATGACTAGAAGAAGGCATTTCTTCATTTTGTGTTTCACCTCTTCCTTTTTTTTATTTGTTTCGCCTCAAGGGCAAACCTTGAAGCATTGAAACAAAATCTGAAAACTGAAAAAGGGGAAATGAATCCGAAAAGTTCAAACTAATTCTAAGTTGTTGCCAAACCCGTTATTTTCGAAATTGCCTCTCCGCATGTAATAACCGGCGAGAACCTTGTCGTAAGACTGATGTCGATGGCGTCAAACTCTTTTTTAATCTCAATATCAGTGAGCAATGGTCTTTTAATAACGAAAAATCCGAGAGGGGCATAGCTCGCTGATAAGTTTTGTCCTGTGCTTAGAAGATATGCTGTTCCTGGAGGTACAACGTTGCTGACGTAGAATTGTAATCCGTAGACTGTGCCTATAGCGCCGCTCTGCACTACGGCCTCGCCGTATTGAGCGTATAGCGAAAATTGTGGCAAATACTTCAAATCTCGTGCATTAACAGGGTTCACAAGCAGAGAATCAGCGATGAAGTTGTAACTAGCAATTTTCGCGTCAGCCCACAACAGATCTTTTGTACCAATTCCACCGCTAATCACAAATTCTGTGCCTGTTGCTCCAAGGCTCTTGCCCGTGCCAGCGCTGCTACTACCGGCTGCTGCATCAATGACTGTCATGCAGTCCTTGTCAATCTGATAGGCCATACGCCTAGCCAGACGACGCAGCTGCTGTTCAATGACTGGAATGTACAAGTCTTCGATGGCTTCACGCGGAATCCTTTCTCGCAGTCCCTTCTTATAGGGCGTGACACTCACGTAGTCGAGAGGAGTGAAATCCATCGGAATCTCGGCGCCCTCACTAATCTCGCTGATGCCAATACTGCGTGAGCCTTTTTCCTTGACAAATGTTGCTGTTCGACCTGCAACAAGTGGAAACTCTGGCAATAACCGTTTTACGACGAGAGCGGGCATAGTCAACTCTATAATGTGCTTGTGCAGCGCGGGGTACGCTATTGCGCCTGTGTCAACCCATGTAAAAGCATCACGAACCATAGCCATGTAAAATCACCTTTTACCAGAGATCAATGTATGCGGTGCCGCCGCTTGCGGCGCCTTGGGTTGCTTGACCTACGATCGTAGTGTTCAAAGTCGTGTTGTCTGCTACAAATCGTGTGCCATTCTGTGGTTTGACTTGATCTCCTGCAACTATAGTGCCATAAGCGAGTACTCTGCAAATTCCTCTTTTCACAACACTAACGCTTTTGCCGCTTAGAGCCTTCGTAAGAGCTATACCTGCAAATTTCTTAGTGCCCGGAACGACAGTTGACCTTTTAACCGTCCAATCTGCGCTGTATTCGAGAACATCGCCTATGTTAATGTCTTCACCCGCGATAAGGGTTACAATGTAACGATCTGAGACAAGCGGATTTATTCCTTCTAATTGTGGAACGCTCATTCAAAACACTAACCTTTGAAGGTTTGCGTCTGCAACATTCGATGCGCTTTGAGAATATCTTTGAACCAATCATAATTGCCCAGCACATCCTTCTGTATCTCATCAACCGCGACTATGCCTTTGCCCGATGCTTTGCCAGCGTTCTTCTGAGCTTCAGCCTCAGCCCCCTTAGCTTTTGGCGGAATCTCAAACGCCTCACCTTCACCAGATTCGCCTTGTTCCGCAGGAGTTTCAAGCTGCTTGGTCAAGTCGCTAAGTTTCTTGCTTAACTCAGTTTTCTTAGCCCTCTTACCCACTTCAGCTTCAAGATCAGCGATCTTTTTTGTTAACGCCTCAATTTCAGAGTCAGTAGCGCTTACGCCACCGTCTCCAATCTGCTTCTGAAGCTTAGTCACTTGATCTATGAGTTCCTGATATGTTACTTGTTTGGGCGCCGATTCGCCTGGCGCCACGTTCACTACGCCCTGTGCCTGATGCGGAGAAGCCTTCGCCTGAGCATTTTGTTCAGACAAAGGTTTCACCTCCTTTTTTGCTTCATTCTTTTTGTTTTCAGGTTCTTGCAGGTCTCCCTTAGAACCCACATCTTTGTTATCTTCCGATAACTGTGAATTTTGAATATTCTTTAAAATAGCATCATACTGAGAATCATTCATGGCAGCAAAAAAGCCAACAGGTTCAAACTGAGTGTTCGTGTAAGCTGGGCTTGCAACAATGCTGAGCTCCCTTACTTTGGGCTTATGGACTATCTCCCAAGCTCCAGGACATAAATGCACAAGCATACCCTCTTTCCGCGTTGGCTTTTTACATTTACTGCATTCTACATCGTCGCTGTCAACCTGAGCGCTTACATGATTAACATAATTGCGAAGAATTTTCTCGATAAGTTTCTCTTCCCCAACTTCAGCACGGAAGAGAACCCTGTTGCCATCGCGTTTAGCCTCTGTAAGTTTACCCACGACCATCAATGCGCTTTCAGCATGGTCGACACGTAACTGGGCGCCTTGGAGACTTTGAACGAAGAAATCAAGGTCTTCGTCTGGAATTTGCCATTTGTTAGCGTTGACGCTCGTATCGATGGCCACGCCTTCAATGTTGACAAGTTTCTCTTTTAGGGCATACTCTGCTGAAACGCCTTCCTGAGCCTTGAATGGAACAAAATATCGAAGTTGCACTTTAGTTCACCTTAAGCGGAAGCTATTTCCTCGCCTATTGCATGCTCCAGAATCTCAATTTCAGAAGAAAGTTTCTCTATTTTTGAACTCATTTCTTTCCGTTTTTCATTATACTTTTCTTCAAGCTTCTCTCTATCTTCTGCGTAGAAACTCATTTCAAATCACCGTCAGGAAACACTAAATTTAAATGATTAGCATGACACATCAGAGGTATATGACAGAGCAAATCAGAGAGGTACCTGTAGTAAGGCAAATTCAGGAAGCTATGAGCCTATGTTATAAGGCAGGGAGAGAACCAGTAGCCTTGCTTGTGAACCCCGAAGTGCTCGATGTATTGAAGCAAGAACTAAAGACATCTATGCTCCTTTTACCAGATAATCCTATTAATATCAAGCTTTTCGGCTTACCGGTTTTATTGGCCAAAGTGAAGGACTTTTTCCTTGTCGATAACAGGAGCTGGGCAGAGCAAAAATTCTGATGCACTATTTTACATCTGAAATTTCTACGTAAGCATTCACGAAGCGCCTTCTCCATTCATTCCACGCCTTAAAATCAAGGAGAGTTCGAATCTCTCCCTTCAAGTGAGTATCAAGCCAACTCCGAACTTGCTCACGAGTCTTAAAATGTTCCTTCTCAAACATGTAATTCTGAATTTCCCAACGGTCAGAACCCTTCACTTTTCCAAGCGTTATCTTGACGCCTTTCCCAAGCTCCTTAACCCTGAACTTCTCAAACTTACCCGGGTCCTGAACCCGGTAGCGCCAGACTGTTTTAGCTTCCTCAAGACCAGGCATCACTCTTCAACTCCGATCAATTAGCCAGCCACTCGCAAATTGTAAGCATACACTTCAGAATCTGCGCCTTTATTTTTGCGTGAGGACGTTTATTATCGATGAAAAGTACGTATGTTTGACAATCCTGCGGCATCACTATGCGCATCTTGCTGTTGTAATGATACTTGTTCTTATCCATTTTTCCATAGAAGAAACGTCTGACCCGACAGAATAAACACGTAATATGAGGTCTATGCATACGGTTTGAATGGCCACATAAACTGTGACAGGGCATGCGGATCCGAATCTTCAATTTTTTACTCCTCGCTCTGTAACGCCTCAACAACACCGTTCACAGTCTTATCGACTACTTTGCTGGTTTCGCTCTTGGGCTTGGCAGGAGGAAGCATGTTTTCAGCTGCTAACGCTTCATCAGTAGGCTGCTCTGGATAGCCTAACTGTGGCCGAGCTTCACTTCGCAGAATAATGTTCTTGTCCACAAGATCACTGATGAACTTGGCTTTAACATCAAGTGTGGGCTCCCATATCGGACGCCATTTTGCAGTTGGAACTTCCACGTTCTTTCCAAATTTTGCCTCAACAAGCTGTTTGAACAGCATAGTTTCAAGAGTATCCCCTATGAGCTCCTGTAGCATCCTCAAGCGTGTGACATATTCTTGCATGACAATTTCTGCGGTCGCACGGTTTGTTCTTTCGCTTTCACCCAAGAAGATTTTTGGAACGCCTAGAACCGCTTCGCGCTGTTTGTAAAGATAATCCAGCCAAAACTGAACGTTCACATCCTTCGTAAGGCTTGGAACTACATCAACAGCAACATCGCCACGCACAAAAACATCCGTGGCAGGCTGACGATCACGAAAAGCTTCCATTAGCTGCTGAAGTTGCGGATCGCTGAAGGGCATTTCAGGCCTTCCCGCCTTAACCACAAGCATGGGCTTAGTATAAGTGTGAACAATGATGGCCATGTCATCTTCAAGCTGATCGATCAAAGCTTGAATTTTCAATAGCGGTCTAAGCTGGCTTGTGCCGTAGCTAAACTCGTACCACCAGCTCTTAGCGCCCCAGCGAAAATGCACAATGTCCTGGGCTGTGAAGACGACAGGAGGCATGGTCAATAATTGTATGTAACCGAACACATTGCCGTACGCATCTCTCCGTACCCGTACGTGCACGGGATCCAAGGGCTTAAGCCACCATTCTTCAGGCAACATACCCTCTTCTCGGCAGATCTCAAACTCTCCATTCCCAAAAACAAGCATGTCCGTACCTGTGATCCGAAGAGTCTGCAGAATGTTATGCTCATCAAGCCAATCAGTCAGCCATTCACGAACCGCCTCATCGCCACCTTCCAACTCGAAACCGTTGCTAATCGCAAGATTGACCGTAACATCAATGCACGCCTTGATGTACGGCGTAAAAGTGTAGAGATCCTTGTATTTTGGGAGATCCTCAATAGGCACTGCTCCCCAGAGCCTTTCCCAGTACGCTGTATAGGGCGGAGTGACAAAGCCTGCGCCGCTGCCCTTAAGTATATACCGTGTGACGTAGCCCCAGAGCATATTGTCAGCTTTCCAGCTTACGGGAATCTCCTCTTCAATCTGCTTTTTGCTTACCTTTGGCGGAACGGTCCGCTGTGCTACAAATCTGGCTTTAACTGCTTGGAACCCTTTTCGAATCTTTTCAGCTACAAAACTCATCTCTCATCACCCTTAATGTGGAAGCATAACCGCGCCTTTTCCAGGTGGAGGCGCCTGCGTGCCTGTGTAAACTCCTAATGCGAGGGACCACAACATGTCATCGTGGCTGTTTTCTGGATGACTAAACTGTAGATGTCCGCTTTTGCTGTAAGCGTATTGTTGCTCGTTGATTTGCTCGCATAACTGTCTATGAAAGGGTATTGCTAAACGGTTCTGTTCCATTGCAATTTTCAATGTCGTCAACAAATCCTCTTTCGTCTGAACCGTAAACTTCAAGCCTTCAGCGCAGCCTACGCCTTGGTTGCGGATCTCCTCAAGGACCGGCTCGCCTAAGCCTGTCTGGTCCACAAGCACGCTTCGGAAATGAAACTTTTGGTATGCTCGAACTAAGTGGCCAATGACATGGGTGTAAGGCGTTTCAAGCGGAAACTGGTACATGTAAACGAGCTTAAGCGTGTCTCCTTCACGCTTCAAGACCGTTATGACGCTGTAATCCTGCAACTTGCCGAAATCGATCCCTGCGTAGTAATCCCCGCTTGGAAAAGAAACTTCAAGATTTGTGCATAGTTCCAGACTAAACTTTTGGGCAAGCTCCACGCATCCGCGTATTAGGTCCTGTGGGAAATAGCTGTTTAAGGCTTCAACAAACTCTGCCTCGTATTCCATCAGATAGGCCTCACGTGTCATGTTCTGCCGCATCTCCTCAAGAAACTCAGGTTTGATCAATGGACACTCGCTTGACCTGACTCGGTGCACGCTATAGGCAGGATTCGCAAAAGCCCGGTAGAAAAAATGATCCTTGCCCCAAGGAGTACTGAGGAAGATCGCATAGCCATCCGTGGTAGAAAGCATCGGAAAAATAACTTGTGTTATAACTCGCTCGGGCATGAAGGAAGCTTCATCACAGATACAAACGTTCGCGGTGAAGCCACGCAAAAGGTTTTCAGAGCAAGGCAAAGCGATGATGCGGCTCCCGTTTTCGAAATGAATCAGCGTTCTTGTTGCGCGCAGTATTCTGTTTCTCAATCGGGGTGTGAAATAAATGAATGCTGCGATTCGGTCGAACATTATCACGCTCTGTCGAAGGCTAGGCGATGTTATCAGCACCGTCACATTCGAGTTTGTGTATGCAAAGTATATGGCTTTCATGGCTATGGTTGTGGTCTTTCCCGACTGCCGCCCCATACAAGCTACGATGCGTTTGCTCGAATCTTCAAGAAGCTTAACCTGATACGGAAAGGGCTTAACGCCCAAAACTTTCTCGGCAAAATCAACAGATCCCCTGATTTCAACCGCTTCTTCACTTAGAAGCTGCCTTACAGCCTGCTGGGCCTCCTCAAACTTTCTTAACGCCTTTCGTTGCTTGTAACTCCGCCACTGCAGCCGTAAGCTCTTCAATCTGCCCCTCAATCTTCTTCCACTTCTCATAGCCCGCCAACAAGGGCGCGTAATCTTTCGCAGCCTGAAAAATTATCCGAAACCTCTCCAAAGCCAGCTTATCAACCTCTTTCATCGCGCAGATCTGCTTCAAGGCTGTACTGAAAAGCTTAACAACCCTCTCCATGGGCATGGCGTCTCGGGCTGGCTCGATAGTGTGCACTATCGCCGTGGGAAACGTGCGCACTATACTACAGTAGGCTTGTTTGCCTATAGCTCTCAATGTTCTCCCCGGAAGTTTACCGCTATCAAAAATCTGTTGTGGATTAAGCCCTTGAGCAGCCATATCCATCAGGAGTTTTAATTCCGCATCTGTCCAAGGCTTACCCCTAGCCGTCCTCACTGCACCTCTTTTGAAAGCTTCCTCTACAACGAGAGTCAAGCAAAACTTCACCCTTCTCCACGTCTGGAACAAGGCTGACCTGAACAGACTCGCGGAGCAAGCCTAAGACTTCATCACGCGAAAGTCTGCAAATTGTTTCACATAAAATTTTGTCATGGAAACTGCTTGCTAAAATGATTCTGCGAATACTCCGCTTCTGACGCTGCAACTCGCTTCTCCTATGCATAAAATCACCTAACACCACGCTGAGGCG